CCACACCCAACGCCAACCAACCAGCCCGACCACACCCAACGCCAACCAACCAGCCCGACCACACCCAACGCCAACCAACCAGCCCGACCACACCCAACGCCAACCAACCAGCCCGACCAACGGTTATAGACCTAGGCAACAAGTCGCGTTCGCTAACAGTGGTTCCGGATCTTTTCCGTAACCTGTCTTCTTCTATCCATCAGCATCCTCTTCTATCTGTCATCCTCTTCCATTCATCTTGTTTTGTAGGCTCATCTTCTGTTCGGTCGTGCGTTGCCTACGGTTGCAAGGCTAGGTTGTGTTGTGTGCTATTGTGGCGTTGTGTGCTGGTATCCGTGTCGTCGTCTGTTCTGCTTGTTTCGCTTGTTCTGCTGTTCCGCTGGTTGGTTGTGTGCTTAGGTGCTAGGGTGCGAATAAAATTGAGACGCACTAATTTTGTGCTAGGCAGTCACCTCACCATCATTTTTCTTCCAGAAGTTCAACACCCACACCCCTAGAATTCTGCGTCGTCTATCCATCAAATTCACCTAGGAAAATAGGTCCGCAAGAGGAATAGACACACCAACAGACACACAAAAATAATACCGCTTGGCATTATTTGCGTAGCGTGTAATTGCCAAACCAATCTAGTTCCTTGGTGTGTGTGCTATGGGTATATAGAGTACTGTTTACTAGAATAGATAGAGGAAGAATAGATAGAGTGACAAGACCCAGATTATTCCTAGTCTAGGTTGTGTGGGTGTGTGGCAATACCATATAGGGAAAGGGTGTCGGGTGGGACTTCCCTAGGGACTTCCCTAATGGATTGAATAAAATGTTCAGCCTAGGAAGACAGCGTGTAATGGATAGAAGACAGACGACTAGATATGTATGTGACTAGAGGATGAGTAGCTTGTGTGGAGTTGGGTATATGGTCTGAGTCTATTGGTCTCTTGGTCTGTCTATTCTATTGTCTCTATGTCTTCATTCACTCTATCTATCTCGGTATGTTCTTTCCTTTGTGTGTTTCTCTTCTATGTTACTATTCTATCCCTAGGATGGGAATTATTCTGGGATTGATGGTTCATGATTTATTCATGATGGGTTTGGCATTATTGAATTGGGCAATAGTTAGTGAATGTGTGAAGAGAGTATGGAGTGGGTTATGAGTGCGTGGACGGTGAAATGTTGTTTGTGTGTTATGGGGTGTACCATTGGGGTGGATTGGCTGCTATGGATGTGGAGGGTGGTTGGCGTGTAACATGTTGATAATAGGGACGCGAGGGAGACGTGTTGTATGCTATGGATTTTGTGGGTTGTGCGTAGTGGGCGATACCGTTAGTTTGTCTTTATTGAGAGTGAGCGAGAAGGCTTGTAGCCACTTGATAACACGAGCGACTTCTGGGATTGGCAGCGGGGTGTCTTGGTGCCATACTCCCCATCCTGCTATGGCTCTATGTTCTACTTCAAACTGGTCTAGTTTGGCAAACGTGCTCAGAAACACTGTGATGTCGTTTGGGGTTGGAGGTGTGTTCATTTGTGTGTGGCTCCTAGGGTATATGTGAATGAGATTGGGTGATATTAACATTTGGAGTGGTATATGTTAATACCGCTTGGCGTTATTTTTTGCAGATAAACAGCTTTCTGCGTCGTGCGTTTCCTCCCGACTCTCCGTCCCCGTGATACGTTACTTTCTTGAATCCAGCGTTGATGAGGCGAGCGTGTAAGACCTTGAGTGTTTGCGAGCGGTCTTGAATGTTGGATTCAAAGTAGCAGGTGTCAAGTGTTGCGTTGGCTACTAGCCTAGCAAAGCCATCTCTGTCGGTCAGGTATTCGTCTACAGAGCAAGCGAACACGACGTCGCCTTGATGGGTGGGTGTGGTTAGAGTCTGTTGGAGGTTGAAGTCGGCGTGGGCAAACTCTGCATCTAGGTTATAGAGCTTTGCGACCTTGTTGCACCACTCGACACGTTCGGTGTTGAATTCGTAGCCACGAACTGAGACTGCTCCTAGGTTGAGTGCCTCCCAGCTGAGTGCTCCCATGTTGGAGCCGAACTCGACGAGGCTGAGGCCCTCAAGTGTTTTTATTCCATAATCTAAGTACCGAATGGTTGTATCACGAAGGTTCCGCATGTCTTCGAAGTCAGGCAGGTTGATCGAAGCATACAGACCGCTTGTTCTGTTTTTGGATAGTCGTCGTCCTCCTCCCGACAGGCGGATGAGTTCTTGCCTGAGGGTGAGGACTTGGCGTGTGTCGGTGCTTTTTGTCAGTTCCATTAGGTGTTCCTTTCGTGGGTTGTTTTATTCAAATAGTCGTTTAGTTCTGTTGGGTGTTCACGCTGTGTGGAGGCACACCCACTGAACTCGTTTTCTGCTAGGCGTGTCAGGTGCTCGTCGCTTCCGTGGTAAAGCACACACAAGGCTCGGGTCAGGCTGTCGAGCAGTTGTTTGAGTTGTTTCGTGGTGTCTGTTTCAGGCATGGTGCATTCCTAGAATAAACTGAAAAATTGTCTTGTAGTCGTCGGGGGTGTTGTTTGCCATTGGTGTTATGAAGGGGTGTCGTTTCAGCATATTTTGGTTTCTGCGTTCCTTCAGTCTTATCTGTTTCATTTGCTGGTTGTCTTGCCGTTTCATGTGGCGAAGAAAACACGTTTCCTCTGTTACCGTGAGCATGATAAACGTGCAGTCGAACCGAGGCCGGATCCTCTCGATAACGACGTCCTTGTACACTCGGTCCCCCTCGAACACAACTAGGCTGTCGGGGTGAGTGGCTTCTACCCAAAGGAGAAAATCAAACACGTTGGACTCGAGTTCGGGGTGGTACATGAAGTCCGTTCCTGGATAGCGGCTCTTGTCGTACTTGCCTATGGCAAACAGCCTACGAGCAGGATTGTACTCGAACACAATGTTTTTGAACGCACCACGCTTGCGAGTTGGACCTAAGAGTTGCCTGACAAGGTAGCTCTTGCCCGACGCCATGTCGCCGCCAATACCTAACACCTTCATGCTTGCGTTATCCTCCGTTGTGTGGTGGTTGGTTCCAATTCTATTTATATATTGATTTTTTGGCGAGTGGTATTCCTTTTTGGAAATATTGCATTCTAGATATTTCAGTTGGTTAGATACCAGAGGACTGTGGAAAAATGTTTTTTTTTGGTGCTTACATAGGCACGGAAAACGTGCTTACATAGGCACGTCTCAATTGGATGCATTGTTACATCCCATCTGGGTGTTGTCGGTATGTTGTCGGAGTGTCGTCGCTTTTTCTGTTTGAGCATATTTTATTTGATTAAAGATATGCTTGACAAGACTGCTCTCAAAGGTAAATTCTTAAGATCAAACATATTTTTGGAGGAATTAACATGTTATCTTATTTGACAAAAGATCTGCTTCGCAAGGTACTCTCAAAAGTGAAATCTGAAGATTTGCTTGTTGAACTAAGCAAACTTGAGGACACTAGGATTGAGGCCGAAGAGCTCACCGTTCTTATTAAAGAAGAGCTTGACACTCGCACAGTTCCTGCACCACAACTGTGAAGTGAAATTCGAAGTGGGAGAGTGACTACCATGAGCACTCCATAAGGTTAGAGGGGGATGGTCATTCACTGTCCCTCTTTTTGTTGCCTTTTAGATTTGGAGTAGATAGTCTGCTAATTTTTTGAGTACCTTCTTGTAGCCTTTGTATCTGTCGGGTGCGTACATTGTTACTTCAACATTCCAGTTCTCAGCGTGTCCAACTCTAATCAACCTAAATCTAATAAAATCTGCGTTATTCTCCTTGGCGTTTTTCCACAGTCTATCTAGCAGCTCATTGTCAAATCCGTCGCTCCGCACACTGTCTGGATTGTAGTTTGGATTTTTTATTTCGATACAAAGATCAGATATGGATTCCATCTTCTTTAGCGTCTCTTCAAAATTCTTGCTCATCATTTTACTCTACTGAATATTATGTCATCGTATTCTTGCCGTACTAGGTCGCATAGCTCAAGGTGTCCAGACAGTTTGAGTGGACTGCATACTGTCATTGCTTTCACATGTTGAGCCATCCGTCCAGCCCAGAACAGTGCTTTGTCGCACTTTGGTTCTCGCTGCAACCAGTAGTCCAGCTCTTTGCGGTATTCTTCTATTATTTCGTATTTATTCATATCTATTATTCCCAAGGCTTGAATAATTCTTTACCAATGATAATGTCTTTATTTTCCCTGCAATCAACTATGAAAAAGTAGAATATAAATATGACTGGAAAAAGGAAGAATAACCCTACAAATACCGTGAAATTAAATAGTATCCTCAATAGTCTCATGACTTATTAAAACTCCGTCTTTTTTGTTTTTCTTTTTCTAATAAAACCTTCTCTATATTTCATTGCTTTGGTTTGCTCTGGTCTACCTGTCGGTGGTTCCGGTATTTCGTAGCCTAGGGCAATCAACTCCCAAATCCTATTCCTCACAGTGCGTATTGGGATTTTCAGTTCAATGGACGTGTGTGTTCTGTTCCCGTTGTTCTTATGCAGGACGGAAATGAAATACGCTGCTACGAGTTCAAATATGGTTGTCCCTCGTTCTACGAGGCCAACAATCTGAAATAACTCCTCGTCTAGCTTGCGTATTGGTATCATAGTCACCTAAAGTGTTTGATTAGCCATACAACTATGTCGTAACATTTCCAAATACTGAGTGGAATGAGGATAACAATTATCACTCCCATTCGCACAACTAGGTCGCCTAACGTCTTAACATACTTCCAATTACATCCATCTCCGAATATCATCATCACTGACTCCTCTAATCCACCATGCCGGATAGTGGATGCGGAAAGCTAGGACTCGAACCTAGCCAACCAGCTATTGTCGCGTGTATTCACTGGTGTCCCTACGGGAAGTGTCTACCGCTCCACCATTTCCGCACAAAATATTTCATCTATCCTAGCACAATTCACTATTCGTACACTAGCCATCTGTTGTTGAAATTTCGGAATTTCTTCTGCTCTTCTTATTCTACTGTAGCAGTAATTCACTAGGGAGTTAAGTGTCAGGGAGATGTCGTCTCCCCTAATTCCCTTGTCCACTAGAATAGATTTCACCTCTTTTTTTATTTCTACCTTCAGCTTCAATTCTATCTAACTCCATCAAAATAGATTCTCTACATAACTTACGAAAATAGTCAAAAGAACTAGACTCTACTATTCTAATATCACTGAAATTTATATTTTCACACACGCTGTAAACAGTCCGTTCTCGCCCTATGCAGTTTCCAATAATTAAACAGGATACCGAGCATGTAAACACAATCAAACCGTACTCACGTTGTATCTGTGATCTAGACTTCAGTCCCATTCCCCATTTTCCTTCATGGCAGCAATCACATCTAGGTTTCTAATAAACATTTTTCCACTCTTCTTTCTCGCATCAGACTTTCTTTCTAGAAACCTTCCTGCAAGATTTTGGTTCCCCCTAACCCACACCATCTTGTATCCCTCGATGTCTTGGCGTGTTGCTTCTGGATTTTGCGACACTCCAGCTTCCACAAAATATTCTAACTGTTTTATGAAATGCTCTATCATTCCTAGGTTGTCTTCAAACGCTAATTTCACATGATCCCAAGGTGCGTCTATCTCATAGGTACTCGTTTCCATTTCTATCCATCCATCTTTTTGCTTGTGGGTTTTTTCCGCGATATACGGAGCCTCTTGAATTTTCTGTTCTATTGTATCCACAGTACATGCAGTCTTCACACGAGAACGGTGGTTCGTACTCACATTCAAACTCACCTGTATGTGGATCTTTGTAGCCTTTACACCCATCTCTAGGCGGCGTGTCTATCTTTTTCATTTGATACCCATGAAGTAGATAACGACGAGCAGGATAACGACAACAAAGCACAACTCTGTTGTCGTTAAGCTCGCAAACATTGTGTCAAGCATTGTCGTCCCTCTCTTTGTCTACCGAGGGCTCGTCTGCCGTATCTCGTTCATGGCTGGTTGGCACTCTTCCATCTAAACCAAAAAGATATGCCTTATATACCAATGGCAGTAGGTCTACCGAAGAACAGATCTGGCTGACGTCATACTCAGCAGCCATCCTGTTCAGCACTCTCAAATCTCGTCCCATAATCTCATCATCCAATCTCATCTCAAAACATTTTCTTTAAAAGATCCAATTTTTCTTGGTTCACACTTTGCCAATTGTCTTGTAGTACTCCACCTGTATCACCAGAATTGGGGTTCAAAGCCCAATAATAGAAATCACCCATTCCTCTACTCAACATGTAGTCCACAAACTTATCAGCCCACTGTTTATCCTTGCCTGTATATCGCCCTCCAAACTCTCCCACTATCACGGTGTATCCCATACCTACAAGATACCCAAAGTGCGTATCCCAAATCTTAGGCATGTTGTTTGGAAAGGTTGGGTCGTTGAAATATTGCTGATTAAATACAGTTGGCCCATAGGCGTGTGGCGACAGCACCAGACGTGACTTTGGTATGGCTGGAGGGTTCTTTCCAGCCTCAACCATGTTCTCACCCCAGAACGTTCCCCATCCACCTGTATCTGTACCTGTCTGCGATACACCTTCAACAAATATCAGTACTCTAGGATTCACCGCCAAGATTCTCTTTCCGGCTTCTGTCGCTAGGTCTCTCCACGCTTTCCAACTCAGAGCGTGTGGCTCATTGAAGATGTCTATTCCAAGCACGTTCTTGTGCTCTATCGAGAATCTTGCCATGTCACCTAGTGTGGCGTACCACTTGTCTAGGGTATAGTTCGAGCATCCAGCTGGACTACCCTTTAGGTTTTCTCGGAAAGAGCAGTTGTGCAAATCCAATAGAATGCTCAAGTCACGCTGCTCTGCCAAAATAGCTAGTTTGTGCAGGTCGGCAAGAGGCCTCTGTTGCCAGAAAACTTCGGGAGAAATAGGTATGCGAAGAGACGTGAATCCCATCTCAGCTATCTGGTCTAAATAGCTTTCCATTGTCCTTCCCGTCCACAGCCCATGTACAACCAAATCACCCGTCTCAAATCCAAACCAACTCAGGCCATTCAGCTTAACTGGTTCACCCTTGTAGTAAACAGTTCCACCCTCTGTACGCCACGAGTCAGAACTGGAAACTAGAGTGCCATACACGTTGTCTATGGTTGGTTCTGGTGGTTGTGTTGGTGGCTGTTCGACAATTGGACGTTGCTGTGTGGCTGTTTGCGTTGGTTGGTTGGTGATTGCACCACATGAACAAAAAAGAAATACAGCGGCAAAAATACAATTCAGTCGTCTCATTCTTTCCCCCAATAGTACTCATTATTGTCTAACTCATATGTCTTTGTTCCAATAGTTTATTCTATTAATCTATGTGAATGCAAACAACTTCACTATCCGTCCAATTTACTTCTAATTCCTCTATCCCCTCAAATTTAAACTCATAAATCTCCATTTTCATCTTTAATTTAAATTTCTCACCAACCACTGTTCCGTCTGTAGCGAGTGGGAGTGGTATTACTTCAGAAGAAAGTAGACCCAACAAATACTCTACAGAGCCTAGCTCCAAACTAGATACATTTGACCCACTGTCCACAATTTTCCATGGCTTGAATGCACAGTCCACACGCTCAATTTCTATGTCTAAATCCAACTCTATTGTCGGTCCAACTCCCATTTCTTTCTCCTAGTAAATCCAACTCCAAGTATGTTTTCCATTCTTGTGTTCTGTTATTATTCGTTCTAAAGACCTGTCGTTATAGAACCCCATAGGGTAGATGCCGACTAGGTCTTCCAGTGCTATTTTAATAGCCTCATTTTCTGGTAATTTCTTTTTTCTGTGCTCCACTAATTCTAGCAGGTCTATCAAGATTACTATCGCCTTTCCTGGATTTCCGTCAGACAGTATCATGATATACGCCATCGCCTTTGGTTCTATGTCTAGAGGGAGCTCACACACCTCTATTCGCCATTGGAGTATTTGAACAATATGGCTATCACTCAAACACCCCAACTCTATATTTCCAGAAGTAAGAAGACGCAGAAGTAACGCTGCATCCTCTTCGTTGAGTGGGTTGTTATCTCCACGTTGAAATTCATTGTCTACCAATTGAAACCCCCACCAAGAACAATGAAGTTTGGATATGACCAGACGTGTCCGGCAGACAGATGGAAACTATCAAAAATATCTCTAGAGTACACAAGTGAGATTGGAGTTACCGCTGCCTGATAGTCACCAGACATCTCGTACTCCACGTCTCTATTTAATACGTCTGTTGGTATTCCAGCCAGAACAGACAGCCTATTTTTGTCCGGCTCTGGAGCCTTGGCAGCAATAGGTTCTTGTTTGGTGTATGGATAGGATGTCGACTGTTGAATTACAGTAGGACACGTTTGACATATTTGACATGTTGGACATACTGGACACGCTGAATACACTTTAGACTTCTTTTTGGTTACATCACATCCAGTCCTAGGCACAACTTTCCATTTGTCAGTAGAAAACTCAGTTGTCTTTCCATCTTTTGTTTTCACTACAATCACTCCACCCCTCAGTGCTTCTGGTACTTCAGATCCCATCGCAACACTAGAAAGGGTAATCATCAATCCAATAATCTTTTTCATTCTGTTTTCTCCGTTAATCCTAATTCGTACAATACTTCACCCACAACGGGTAACATCTCTTTTGTCATCTCTTGCCCTAGCCGCACCGATATCTCTTCAATTCTTTTGTGTACTTCACTTATTTCCACCCTAGCTTCTGCAACCAAGTCTTCTTCGTTTCGTCTAACCTGTTGAGCCAGCTCCCATTGCACTAGTTTCGTTCTGTCTGTTTCTGATATCAACTCACTGATCTTATCTAGCCTTCTCATTCGCATAGCAAGCTTCGCATACAGTAAATTCAAGCTAGGCAATTCCAACAATTCAGTTCTACATTCATCTATACCTACTCCAACACTACACTCACAAGTTTCTGGATTGCAGTCATCACATTCCACACTACATTTCGCCTCGTCAACTAACTTCTCATCACTCATCTTTTACCTCCAAAAATCATTATAAATTAGCATCCAGCGTTAGAACTAACTTTCCCACAATTGGTGCAAAGCTGAAAGTTACTCGCCGACTGTTGTCCACATCTATTGCTTCGTTTCACTTCAATTACAACTTCATAAAAAGCCTTAAGCGGAACTGAGGTCAAATGGATACACCCAGTCCTGTCACCCGCCAATTCTTTGTATCTTTCTACGATAACGTGTGCTGGATCACACACAACTATTTTTCCTGTCCTTCCAACTGGTACTGTAAATGGACCAGCCTTGAATGTGCTACTGGAAATAGAAACCTCAACGCAATCCTCGAACCCAACGTCAATTAAGTATTTCTCTAACTCCAAAAATGCTCTACCATCTTTCTTGTCTGTGAACTTAGAAATGTAGTCGAAATCCGCTACCATCACATGCTCACTAATACCTAACTTTTTGGTCCTAATCACTTCGTACACCTCATACTTTAAAATGGGTTTTTATAGCAGTAAACAGCGACTCCATGTCGTGTTTATCAACAACAGCATCTAGATATCTTAGCTTGCATGGGTCTACACCCTCGCTCTTTGCGGTGTGCATCAGTATTGGAATTTCTGTCTTGTCACTATTCCTCAGTATTTCAGCCAATTCGGTTCCATCCATCAAATCCATGTTGTTGTCTGTAATTATTCCATGGTATTCCTTCTTACCGTATCTAAACGCTTCTAGTGCTAGTTCTCCATCAACAACCCACGTTAGATGCAATGATGGAAACTTGTTTCTCAGCACAGCCATAATAAGTTCTGCTATGTCGTGAGAATCTTCTGCATACAGTATATTCATTTCTTCCTCCTACGAATCAGCTTAACCACGAACTCTATAATTAAAACGACAACCCAATATGCTAGGGAATAGAGTATGACCTTGAAACCAGCAATTGATGACCACACTATAAATTTCATGCTCACCCCAGAAACATTTTCTTCTCATGCTCTCTACGCCTCACTAGACCTTCTGATCTTACTCCACCCGAAAATACCCACTTGTCAAACTCCATAGCGGCTAGTTCGTATTCCTCGTCATTTAGATATTTGAGAAGTGTGGATTCAGAAAACTTCTTGTCACCGAAATTAAAAACAAACGAGCAGAGTGCGTCGAACATTCCTTGCGTCATCTCAACTTCCACTCTACTCCTAACAGACCTCTCACACTCACCAATATCCGAGTTCAATAACGCTCTAGCGTCCTTTATGGTTATCTTGTCTCCACGCTTCACATTCTTAGTATGGCCATAGCCTATAGTCCAAACTCCGGCAGAGCACTGATACGCTACTGTCCGGAGACCCTCAAAAAGCTTGATAGCATCAACCCCTTTGTCGCTTATAGAACTAGCCATCCCATCCTCCTTGTTTGGTCAGTGTGGCAACCTAGCAGTCGTACCACACATCGCACAGATCATTCTCTTCGTGATAGTGTGCTTCAAAGTATCTGTCCCAATCATTCGTGCATACCATAGCACTAGTGTTAGAGCCTAGAACTTTCTGTTGGCTCCCTATGGCATCCATTCTCAGCTCACGCAAATTCAATATCTGAGACATGATTTCATTATATGGATCCTCGTATCTTTCTGGTAAATCTCCTCTTGCTTCTATCTCATAGCAGAACAGAGCAACAAGCCTAGCCTGCTCCCTTGGTCTTCTTCTCACTTCATCTTTCACCCCAGCATACGGATGGACATACCAAACTGGTCTGCCTCCGTATTCCTCGGCTATATGGTTGAACACCATCTTCATGGAATTGAAGATATGCGATGTCTTCATTTCCCGAAGATAGAGTACTCTACCATCCATTGATCTCCATCTAAATGCTTCTGCTATAGCATCAAATTCTGGAGGAAAGGAACTCATTACGACCTCTCCTTAACCAATCTTTTCAACCCGCCTCTTTTTGGCTTCGGTGGAGCAACCTCTTCATCATCTTCTGGTATTGGTGCAACAATATCCATTGCAGCTAACTCATTAAAGTGCTCATCTGGTTCACATTCTACACTTCGTGTGCCTTGCCGCACGTCAATACTCATTTCCATGTCTGGAATGTTTTTATCCATCCAGCATAGTCGAATATATTGTTCTAAGGATTTGATCTTTTTGAACATACTCCGCATGTCTAGGTCTTTTTCGAAGACCAACCTGAAATCACTCCTAGCGGAAGTTAATCTCACCTCAAACTCTTCTACTTTGAATTTTCCATTCTTAGCCATCTCTTTTCTTCCTTTTCTAATCTAATCTCATCAATAAGACCGCTCAAGCGGTCTATAACCCCATCTTTTAAATGAGCAGGAATCTCTGTAGAACAAATTATCATCCTAGCAACGGCTAGGCGTTCCTCCTGCTCGGCATAGAACAGCCAGTTCCTAAGAATTCTGACTAGGTCTGTACACAGCTCTTGCTTCAACTCTGCTGATACCCTCTGTTCCACAAGCTTTCCGCCTTTATCATTGAATACACAGTGTCTACACTCTCAGAAATATAGATATTGTACACAGCAGGATCTTTGTGTACCAATATCGTTCTACCCTGCCACTTCTTAATTAGTCTAACTACACTTAAATCTACCATCATTGGCTCACCATCCTCCTCATGAAAAAGAATCCAACCCCTCAACACTCACCTCCTATTTAAAACATCATTCTTATATTGCGTTAGTAAACAACCCAGAACCTCATTGTGCCTTGTCAGTAGTTCCTCTAACGCCAACTCACTTCCACAGTTCCTAGAAACAAAGTCAATTATCGCATTCGAGTTGGCTGTAAATTGCTTTATGAATAACGGCATCAACTCTACACTCCTCTGCGGAGCTTCAGCAGTCCTCGTGACCGCATTCTGTAGCTCCTCTAGGTCTCGCTTCAACTTTGCATCTAAATTATTCATCTCCGTCATCATCGTCATCTGTATTCTCCTCGTCAGTTATTGGGTACTCCGTGGTAAAATTCATTGGGAGCTGATCTACCACCCATTTCATTAACTCAATCTCGTCTACACTAAACTTCTCCGCAATCTCAGAAACACACTCAGAAAGGTTCAACATCACATCCACAACTGGCTCTAGTTGTGGAAATAATTCTTTCTTTGCCAAGTATTGTTTTTTAATCTCTTTCACAGTTCATTGCTCCAATCAATTCACGCTTAATTTCATAATATACTTCATCTCTGTCCGCCTCGTGGACAAACGCTACAACCTCATTCGCACCCAACGCCATAATGAACATCACACAAAATTGGTCGACGTCTTTTAACTCACCGCCAACAACAGTCAACTTTGGACGTTCTGCAATGTAGTTGAATTTCATTACTCTAACGACTCTATCTATATCTATTAGATGCACATCACCAACAGACAACCACTTGCTTCTAAACAACTCAACTCTGAGAGTTTCATCAAACATCAGACAACCCCTAATCTTTCAAGTATTTCGCTCTAATCTCTTCGAGTCTTTCTAGCCTACATTTTGAACTTTCTATCTCTTTCTGCACCTCTCTAATCATCGCTTCTTTTGCTCTTTCCTTAGTAGGAAAAAATCTAGAGCCAATCTCAATTTTTAAAATTCTAGTTCTACGTCCACCCTTTACAATATAGCTCTTGGGATTGTCTCCAACAATTGAATGTGTCTCAATCTCAAAAGATGTAAAGTTTGGTTCATATAGATGCGTTAATCCCTTATCCATACACGAATACCTCCAGTTGATAAACCCTTGGTCGTGCGACCGATACAGTTCACCCCTAGTTGTTCTCTTTGTAGAGAGCATCGCTTTCGCTACTAGGGGCGTTATCGTCTTGCTTGTGTTTTTCATATCAAATATTTCAAAGATGCTGCCTTCGAACTCATCCTTTCCGAGATACCGAAAGTAGCAACACTCTCCGATAATGAATGCATCACCTATAGCGGTGTTATCCTTAACTAGAGCATCGTACCATGTATCTAATTCGTATGTTACACTCACAATAAAATACCTACATATAAAGGCTACAATTGCCCAAAGGTAATATATACTATTTAAAGTACATATTACCACATGGTATTATTTTGTCAAGTTTTTATTTAAAAAAACACCCTTTATTCTTTGAAATAGATGATAGACGTTAGAGTAGAACCAGCCGGACAATCACCTTCTTTTGCCATACGGAATTGCTTGTATGAGCCACCACAGCCAAAACATTTTTCATAGTTTTCTATTTCGTCTGGACCTCCAAATCCAAATTTAGATTCTTCGCTCAATCCAAAGTAGTATTCATTGAAACGTGCTATTTTTGTTACGAGTTCTTTCCTGCTCTGTGAAACGTGAACACGACCACACCCCTCGCACGTTACTTGCTTCAAATCACCGTCGGTGTCTAGTTGTGTTTCCTCATCTTTTTTCCAGTACTCTGGCAAGTCGTATATCTCAATTTTATTCTGATAGTACCAAGGATACATGTCGCGTCGTAGCTTTGCCATCCACGACAGACCTTGCTCTCTTCTTTTGGGATTGTAGAATACAACACCCTCGGCAAACGGAGCATCCTCGAACCCTAGCTTCTTCATCATATAGATTGATTTTAGATACTTCTCAAACCAGTTTGAAATGTTCTCGAATGTCTTTGGATACTTATTGAACGAGCGTATCTGTAGGTGCTTTTCTGCCTTAGAAAATGGAATCCATACGTGCTCGGTCAGACCTAGTGGGTTGGCTTGTAGTTTCGGTCCAATCAGCTCCCCAGCGTACTCTCCATCCCCATCCACATATCCCTTGTCGATAGCTCTAAGCACACCCTCAACAATACGAGAATTCCCAGCGTTGATTGTACCTATGTCAATCTTATTCAGCCTATTCTGTATTGCCACAATTCTCTTTTTCCGTATCTTAACTTTCACATTGGTTCCGTCTAACTTCTCAACTGCAATTGTGTGTGGGTCTTCAAATACCCACTCAAATCCCGCCTGAATTTCATTCGTGACTAGATAGGCAACGGGAGTCCGAAGCTGCATGGTGTTTCCAACCTTCTTCCACTGTTCAACGTTGACGTTGTATTCCTTGCGGACGAATGGACACTGTAATTTAGGGAAATCACTCATGGTCTCATTTTCCACATGCTGATACATATCAACATTGGTACACACAGCATCGGCAAACAGGGAATAGGGTTTCACCGCTTCTTCCCACGACGTCTCGTGCGACAATAGCGTATTGGATTTCCCATCTAATAAAAACGTGTATTCATAGACATTTCTCATTACAACCACCTCCATAATTAGCCTAGTTTTTAAGCATTATTTTAAAATTATTAACAAAATAACTTGCCAAATATAACCAATTGGTATATAGTTTTTAGCGTTGCTACATTTTGAGTATAGGATGAATGAAATGAAGTTCCAAACGAAGTTTTTACAATTCGCCACAAGAAAGTTTGGTTCTCAGTCTGTTCTAGCAGACTTGATAGAATCAAATCAGGTTCAGCTATCGAGATACGCTACAGGAAAGCGAGATATGCCTTTGAGTGTGTTTCTTAAAATTTTAAAAGCAGTAGGGGGAAAAATACAATTATCAAATTTCGACATGAGGAAAAACTATGAATTTAAGAGGGGGAAAAATTGAACTGCCTAACAATTGATTTCGCGTTCGTACAACCAGTATTAGTCGCAGAGCTAGCGGTGCTAGGAATCATCATAGCGTGTTATTTTTTAGATAGGAGGAAACGCAAAGAAGAACTAGAACAGATAATGAGAATGAAGAATGATTTGTTTCAATTAAAAGCGAATAAGGAGTAATTGTGAAAGTAAGAAATGCGATAGCACTGGCAATCTTTATTTCCGCATCTGCATGTGGAGTAAGAGAGCCAAGAAGCAAAAATGGATTAGAGGAAGTAGGTCTAGCTGGCAAGTGGAAAAGCTACAATGTTGGGTGTGAAAAATACATAACATTCCAAAAAGACAGAGTGTTCCAAGAGAAGATAATTTGTCAAGACGGAAAGGCTCAGGTATCAACTGGCCTCTACACCTACGACAATGAAATACTGACACTCGACTACATTCGTTCTAGCTGTGAAGCACTCCACAATATTAAGATGAATGCTACGTTCCAGATCTCTGACGGGAGACTAGTTGTAACCGACCTAGTTACCACTCAGATATTGCAGAGAGAACAGAATTGCGAAAGTCAGGCTTGCCAGTCCACTCCAGCGGTCACTGGGAATGGCTCGTGCGTGACAATAATCAATAACAACACCAATACAAACACCAATACAAACACCAATACAAACACCAATACAAACACCAACAACCAGAGGCAGAACCAGAACCAGACACAGGTAACTCCCGTCCCTACTCCCCCACCAGTGCCAACCCAATGTCCACCGATAACGCCAACCAAGCATGGTGGATGTTGGTAAGTCCATATCTATCTAAAGACTATAGGAAAACTAGGGATGCCATCGCATCCCTTTTTCTATTAGACAGACTCTTTCTTTACCATATTCTTTTTGATCTCGTCTAGCTGTTCTGACGATATCTCTTCAAAATCATAGGCAAATGACTCGTATGGTATTCTTCTCAGCCCATTCTTGGTCTTTGCAACGTAATCTCCAGGACTAATCTGGACTTTGTCGGCTCCATCATAGATCCAAGCACCGTCAACTATTATCTTTTCTTGTGCTGATTCTGGATCTATCATTTTCCTTTTGATTGACTCGACTCCCGCTACAGCCATGTATGGAAACCACTGAGCCGCTTCTACAACTATTCTTTTTCTTTCGTAAAGTTTGAACATTTCTAATCCTCTTGTCTTTTAATTCGAAGGGTGTTTTAATATATACATATCATATTTTTTTGTCTTTACCATTATTCAAAAGGAGTAATCAATGGCAGAAGTAGATCCCGCAATCAAAGAAGCAGTTGCAACGAACAATTACAAAGTAGGCGGTGAGATCGCTACCGTCATTGAAGGGACTTTGCTTAACGACGTAGTCGTCCAGCATCGTATGGCCAACATTGGCTTCATCTCTGCAATGACTAACAGCAACCACAACCACGCACGTTGTTCAGAGGTGTTAGACAAGCGTATTGCAGAGCTTGACACAGAAGAAGCTAGTGCAAACGTGAAAGACAGAACTGGATTTGACGCACAGAGTCAAGCATACCAAACAGCTCAGTCTATCTCTCAGCTCACGGCAGCAATCACTAACTCGCAAGTAATGATGGGAACCATCGTTTCTACTCTTGCACAACTGATGAAAGGTGTTGAACTAACACCTCCGTACCGTCCGGGAGTTGGTGCTTAACACCAGTCGCTCCGTGTAGATGTCTGCATGGAGTTTTCATTCACAAACGTTCTATTTTAAATTCAAGGGAGTCTTAAATGGCCGAAATAGATCCAGGAATTAAAGAAGCAGTAGCAACAAACAACTACAAAACAGGAGCAGAAATCCCAACTGTTATCATGGGAACTCTCTTGAATGACGTTGTTGTTCAAAGCAGAATGGCGAACATTGGTTTCATCTCACAAGCAACCAATAGCAACCATAACCACGCACGTTGCTCGGAAATACTAGACAAAAGAATTGCAGAGCTGGATACAGAAGAAGCTAGTGCAAACGTCAGAGACCGAACTGGCTTTGACGCACAGAGCCAAGCGTATCAGACAGCTCAGTCTATTAGCCAGTTGACAGCGGCAATCACCAACTCTCAGACAATGATGGGAACTATTGTTTCTACGTTGGCTCAGTTGATGAAAGGTGTTGAACTAACACCTCCGTACCGTCCAGCAGCAGCAAAGTAAAATCTTGCTACAGAGCTAGAAGAACCCCATACCAGAACTGGTGTGGGGTTTCTTTTTGTCCAAAAACAAGTATTTCCTAGCCTAGCTTGTTCAACGCAGAATACACTCTAGTGTAAATTACGTTTACTCTGCCTTGCAATTCTCCAACTCTATCTACAACTGTTCTCTGGAGAAGCATCACACTCTTGCTCATTTCGTGGATCTCTTCTATTACAGACGCCAACTCTGCTCTGGCCTCGTCTAATCCCTTTACTGGTTGAGCAGCAACAGGAGAATACTGTTGACCAACAACTGGAATGGGATCGAATTGTGGACGTGGTTGAGCACCCCTAGGCTGATCCATCGATAGGTTGTGTTGTGCTGGTTGTGGATAGCGTTCTGACGACTCTTGCCTCTGGTCTGCCAAGCCAAACGGCGACATATTGTCTGGAAGAGAATATGGTCTTGCCTGTCTATCCTGCATATCTACTTGTGATTGTGGCATCTGAGGATATCTAGGTTCTTGTACTGGAGTAGGAGCCTGACTTGGTCGTAGTGGATCAAAATTATTCATTCCGTTTCCCTCTTGTTTAGGTTGTTCTTTGCCACTGAAAATCTCTCGTATCTGCTTGCAAGCCTTTGCAGCATTTACAGAGTTTTCGTAAATTTCACCCATTGTGGTACTATTTTGATTTTTCATAAGCGTTAATACCATCTGTTTCTCAATTAGTTCAATCACTTTGTCTATACTCATGGATTGCTAATCCGTTCATTAATCTAAACGCCACTAATAATTTCAATCTAGAATTCTACTTTCATAGTCTCTACCTCCTCATAACTTTGGTCAAGTCAACCCGTATTATATCACCAAAGAACCTGTCAAGTAACTTCAGCTCTTTTACAGACTCAATTGGAACCCAATGAGGACAGCCATCTCGTCCTGGAACAATGGTATTGAACTCAGCCGACGCCTCGGTACTAGTACACCACCAACTTTCCATTTTCTTGCAATAGAAACAATCTCTGCAACCCCTAGTTTTTGCGTCTGGTTTTCCTTTGGTATAAACCAATCTAGTCATAATTTTCCTCCGACTTTTCTTCTATATAGAGCGAGAGCAAGCAGAACCTGTTTCTGTGCGTCACAACAACTGTATTCTTTGCATACCTTGAGCACAGAAAGCATATCAATCAAAATTAATCCAAGAGCTTCGTATCCCTCTACAAGTAGCTTCTCATATTCCTCTCTACTAATCTCACTAGCCAAATTCTCGCTTGTTTCTTCTTTGCCACAACTCATACCAATCTCCTTTCTGAAGTTTATTAGAGAGGCATACGAGTCAGAGGCTATTGTGTATTTCCTCTTTGCACTCTCAACCAACATCTCATCCATTTTCATAAGCCCGACTAAATCCATAGCTCACCTACATTGTTTTTTGAAATCTGGTATCCAAATGTCCTTCTTTAATTTAGGGCAATATCTGTAATAGTCGTAGTATTCTGCCCGACAAGAAACCACATCTGGTTTCCTAATTGGCTTTGCCTTTGGTTGTGGCTTTACCTTTGGTTGTGGCTTTGCCTTTGGTTGTGGCTTTGCCTTTGGTTGTGGCTTTGCCTTTGGTGTGGGTGTTGCTATCGCCTTTGGTTGTGGCTTTGGTATTGGTGTTGCTAGGGGTGTTGCTATTGGTGCTCCTGTTGGAGTTGCTAGGGGTGCTGGTATGGGTGTTACTTTCACCACGCTAGGCACATCTTTTTTTGCTATGGGTTCAGCGTCGTTTTTTCCATTGCACTGAAGAACAGAAAAAATAAAAACCACAACCACCGATATTGCACCAATGGCGACTACCAAAACATCATGTCCGTCTTTAATAAATCTCATCATTTCTAATCCTCAAATCTCATCTTCACAAATATAACGCACTAGCTGATTCATAAATCTGCAAGGCTGACGTCATAGGTGTGTGCTAATTGTAACCCATTGGCTGTTATTTTCCAACCTCCAAAACTCTTAACATCCCTCGCAAATCCTAGTTTTTCTAGTTTTTGAAGTGCCCGAACGTTAGTACCAAGTCTTCTTGTTTCCTCAGCTAGGAAGGGTCTTTTCTGATACAACCTCTTAAATAGCTTCATCAAAACGTATATCTGTTTCTCCGTCAATTTCACAGAGTCCAACTGTCTATCCGTTAACATCAGTACTCCAATACCGCGACATCTATTGCCTGTCGTCCCTTTACAGCGTTCACAATGGACAATTCAATGTAAGAACCCTGTCTAACCTTTGATTCTCCAGGAACATAATTCACTAATTTCGTAACGTGCAAAAATATAGTCTCCCCGTCTATTGCAACAAATCCATATCCTTTTTCTTCAAACCACTTATCCACATACCCACGACAGCGAACGCGATGTCTTTTCACTTCCACTATAGGTTCAACTTTCGGCTCTGATTTCTTTCCCCAATTCCATTCCATATCACTCATTTCCTCTCTCCTCGATGTGCTCAACGTACTCTGCTTCTACAATTGGGTCTTTCAACTGTGCGAACGCTTCTAACTGCCTAAATCCTACCAGTTTACCCAACTTGTCATCTATTACTTTCTTGATTTCCTCATTACTCATTTTAGATAGCTCTATTCGATGTGTCACGTTAATTTCACCGGTATTACCTGACAACTGCCTTCTTTCTGCTTCTATCAGGTCAATCAACACCTTATATGACGGCTTCAGCTCTCCACTTTGTATTGCCTTTGCACACTCTAGGATACCTCTTCGTATTATCTTTAGGTTCCTAGCAGCATAGTCCAACTCTTTTTCAACTATAGCTTGCTCAACAACTTTCTTGCGTTTTTCTACCTCACGCTCTTCAACCCTAGCTTGCCAATTATATGCTTTCCCCCATTTTTCAACTGTCGAAACAGCTTTATGAAATTTGAGAGCAACTCTAGAATACGAACGCTCTGGACCTAGAGCATAGTAGTAGTTGAAAGCTTCTCTAACTAACGCTGGTTCCTCTTTCATGCTCAATCCTTTGGTCTATACTCGTAAATCACATTCTTGTTGTCATCCAATCCAATTGGGTGCATCACACCACCGAAATATTTATATGGACTTTTTGCGGAATTAGGTGAATTCCATATTTCCCGAATGTAATCATACAAAGACTGGTTCTGCCTTTCTGCTCGCTTTACAGCTCCCGTCGTATTGAAGCCGAGGGCCCGAACCCAACGTATGTCTTTGAACATGGCTAGGTGTGGTTCCATCTCAGCCCACGTCACCCTTCCATTCTTCTTTGCTAGAACAAGAGCTTCGGTAAACTGACCACGAGCATACTTCCACGTTGGAGGCAAGCCACAACAAGAGCCATTATGACACTTCTCCTTGTGGTGTGCGTCACTGACATAGAATCTTAGTCCGCTTGCTTCGGCTTGGTCCCGCATTTCATAAATGTACTTTTTCTTGATCTCGTAGTTCAGTCGGCTATAGCCAGAACCCCTAGAGTGCTCGGTGTAGAATTTTAGGATATCGAATCCGAGAAGATCCGACATCTGCTTGTACCGACCCAATAGCCTCTCGTCTGCTCTACGCTCTAGGCAGAAGAACTCTGTACTCACAGCTCCTGCTCCGGCCTCTGCTGCCAGTTTTATCAGCTCTATGTGGTCATTGTCCTTATCTGACAAACCAATGATGAACGGACGCAGACGCAGAGTGGTTCCACCCTTATTCAGTTTCGACAACTCGGCCATTGCAGCTAGGCGTTCCCTAGGTGACGGAACACCCAACTCCATCCGCTTTGCTCGCTTCTCGTCCAGACAAATAATGCTTATTTTCGTGTTCCAGTTGTCCTGATCCCGAAATAGTTCCCTGTATCTTTCGTCCTTCACCCACCACGTCGCCTTCGTACTGAAGCATAGCGGATAGTTTATTTCCTTGAAAAATTTCAGCAGCTCTAAAGTCTTTCCCTGCTCTTTTTCATTCATATCAAACTGGTCGGCTAATCCACCCCATTGCATTGTGATTCTATCTCGGATGTACGGAAAGAACTGTCTGTAGTCTATTGGCAATGTGTCGTCTAGTGCAAACAACCTTCTGATTGTCTCTACGTTCACAGCCTCCGCAGCTTTCTTCTGGTACGAGCCAGTCATTGTGTGCGACTTCTGGAAGAAAGAGAAACAGTAAAGGCAATTGTACGAGCACACGTCGTAAGTATCGAAGGTCAAAGGCATACTACAATCTAAAATTTCACCCGACCAACGTGGACTAAAATAGGTCATAACACTCCTGCCAACTGGTCTTCTATACCAGTATTTCGTTTGACGTTTACCGCAGCACACGACATATATGGATTTGTTAGAGAGTAGTCGTTTATTAGAATTCTTTTTGCGTGGAGCAATCCCATAACTAGAACATGGTACTTCACACCTTCCGAACTCAACTGGTCTTCCGTTATCTTTCTGTAAATTTCTGGTCTTGCTGTCACTAGCACAACTTGAGTCTTGCCAGTGTCTACAAGCGAATTGATGTACCTCACGTTCTCCAGTATTCCGGCTGTTTCGCCCCACTTTGGAGTTCCATACTCACCAGCGTTAAGCACCATCACCCCGTCTATGTCGATGAATAGTGTTCTGTATTTCGACCTGTATTTTTCCCAGACCTCTAGGTCTCCCCAATCAATGTAGCCTTCCACCATCTTAAATTTGAAGTCAATCCTACTCTTCATCATGTCTTTGATAACGTCAGAAATGTAGAGCTTGCCTTGCGAGTAAAACAAGAATTGTAGAGCTGATAAAAACGAATACCCACCACAACAGAAGGTTGAACTTATAACCTTCTTTTCTACTATCTCGGTTATGTTTTCACCCTCATGCTTAACGTAGCTCTTACCCTCGTAGGCTATTCCACCGCCATCTAGGGAATAGGTGGAAACGTAGTTCCCCGGACATACCTCAGTTTCAAAATAGTTGTCTGTATCCTTGACGTAGATTGGACCATCTATGTTGCAAACTTTTATCGCCTCGGCTACTGTTTCCACTTGCGACGACGTCTGGTGTTGCAGCACAACAATCTCAACATCTCTGTATTGAGACATAATGTTTTTCAGCTCTTGCTTGCTGAAGTCAGCACAGATCATTTTGTTTACCACTAGGTAAATCTTTTCGTAACCTCCACTCAGTCCAGTCAACGCTTTCTGTATCATCAATTTCCCAGATGGGTCTGTCAGAAGCCATTTCAATTTTCTTTTAGGAAACCTAGTGGACAGCCCACACGCTGGAACAATTATATTCATAGTAGACCCCTCATAAAGTAACGTAGCTCATCAACAACCTTTGGATCTTTCGCATACGGAATTATTCTTGCAAGATTTATGTATTGTAGCAGTCTAGAATACCCAAACCATTCTTCTTTGTCTATGGCACCTAAAATCACGTTCCGCATCACACCCATTGCCCGATAAAACTCGATGTGAGTTGGAGAGTTGGAATAGCGTGTACTCCAGAAGTAATCCACGTCTTGGAACAGTTTTATATAGTCCATAACTGGACTCTCAATGTAAGAGTCAAGATGGTCTATCAGGTAAACTCCACCGCCATCCGCAAAGATCATATTAGAAAACGTCAGGTCTCCGTGACAGTATCCGCTAGGTAGTCTGATTGAAAATTTTCCAAGCCGCTTCAGCCTCTCAACTCCATCCATATCACCAATGGCAAACAGCTTCATCGACAACACTTCGTTTGTTACTATTGTATTTTTGGAACTCTTATTCCCCTCGATGAACTGCACTAGATTGTAGGCGAAGTTTAGAGCTGCATCTGGACGGCTAATCAGCCTGTCTATTGCCAGCTCTCCTCCAATGTATTCCATCTCAAGCTGCATCAAACCATCGTCGTTCATTTTCAGACCAGAGCGTGGAGTTCTAAACAGGGTTTTCGTCTGTCTAATTATCTTCTCATACGAGTTTGCAATCCTAATATTGTAGTCTTCGCTAGAGGAGGTCTTAACGACCAGATTTCCCCTACGCTCTAGCTTGCAACCAGAATGTCCAATCAGTTTCATGTCACCCATCAATACCCCAATTTCTCGTCTGTAATCTGCTGCACACTTGTCCACAAATTCATATCGCGTTTGACGTTGCTGACAAAAGAAAGCTCGGCATACATGCTTTCTTTTTTCGTATTGTGTTTTATGAAATGTGGATAGCGGCGAACTAGGTAGTCGCAGGACTCTTTTTCGTGTCTAACCCTATTGTCCTTATCCATCCCACCTTCTGTTTTGTAGCTGTTCGTTCTAACGCCAATGTAATTGAACCTAACGACAGCACCGAACTTTAGGAAGTATAGGATAGAACGCTCGTAGTCTGATTTTCCAATCTGGGTAACAAGAAGAGCTGGATCTGAGTCTGCTATGAATCCATAGGCGTGTGCAACAATGAGCTTCAGGTTTACCGACACATCCATCTTCATATAGAAGCCATTGTCGTGTGGAATAATACCGAAAATCTTAGTCTTTGCCTTCTCACAGAACTCAAATCCACGCTCAACAAAATCTAGGTTCGCTAGGTGCTTTGGTTTGTTGTCGGTGCGTGTTATTTTCACCAGTTCTTTAATGTCGTCCTCTAGTACAAACACCCTTTCGCCATCTTCAAAATAGCTGTGGAGGTAGTTGAATTTTTCTGTGACATTTATCAGTGACTTTTCTGGGACAACAATGTTGTAGTCGGTACCAGCTAGGGCATCTTTATAGACTGCTCCCTCTTCCTCATTAGAGACAAAAATATACACGCTGCTTTCAGCAACATTGCACTCCTGTAGATAGGGGAGTGTGCGTTCTGTTATTATCGTGCTTCTCTTGTAGCTAGGTATCGCTATTTTGTAGCTGGTCATTTCATTTTACCCATGAAGTTTTTGTAGCTTATTCTCTTGATATTATTCTTCACACCCAATTGTTGCAGAATGTCGTTTACATTCTCACCATCATCAAACGTCAAGATAATGTAGTCAGTCTTATTCAGCACTTCACCTTCGATATCTACGTCTGGTAAATCCTCGTCTTCTACGTCGCCAAGCTCAATTTCCATCGAGTCGTTGCCAAACAGGTTTTTCACGTCATTTAAATCCACATCTGAAAACGAAAAACTAGACATAACTTCGTCTAGATCAATCTCGGCTTCCTTCATGAATTCATACAATCCCTCAGAAGTGATTTTACCAAACTGAGAGGTCAAAGAAAGAATAATACGCTTGGCTTCAGCCTTGTCTTTTGCGTCCACAGTGTTGACGGGAATTGGGGGAATAGTATATCCCTCTTCTCGCATCTTACGCAACACAGTCACCCTTTGGTGTCCGTTCAAAATCTTGTTGTTCCAAACTGTGATTGCCTCGCAGAACCCTAGCTCTAAGATTTCTTTTTTCAGTTTCTTGTAGTTCTCGTCTGTAAGAACCTTCAAATTGCCCTGAAAATTCTCAAGGTCCTTGATGTCCTTAACCACGCTCCCAGTACACTTTATCACTACTTCTTTCATAATTTACCTCAACAATATTCCATTAATTCTTCTACGTCCATATCCTTGACCACGTTGAGCATCAGTCTAACGGCAGCCCATTGATTTTTAATTCCAACCTTCTTACAAACGCTGTCCACAGTGTCATAAAACAGAACAGAATCAATCTTTGGTACATTGGTCATAATGATATCCGTAGTCGTGCTTTCCATTATGTTCAACTCAGCCTCATCGCTCATATCTATGTCTAGGCTGTCGTCTCTTGTTGTCTTTATTTTTGTTTCTATTTTCTTTAGAATTCTCGGATCAAGAACATCAGCTAGGTCAAACCCCTCTATGTTCTCAAACTCCTCAACCAGCTTCTCTAGGTCGTATTGCCCCTCATGCTCGTTCTCCGACAGCTCTATAAACTTTGCCGTTCTTTCATCTATGTCGTAAACAGCAACGTTCACATGGTCTATCTTGTAGCCTTCGTCCTCTACTAAAGAACGCATCACGGATAGCCTTTGGTTTCCCGACAGCACTACATTTCCGTTCCTCCAAACCTTGAGCGGCTCATACACGTTTTCCAGTATCTTTTTCTTTAGCCTAGCGAATCCTTTTTTCGTTAGCTTTCGCACGTTGGCCTGATTGTACGACAGCTCGTACAATCCCATTTGCTTGTACTCTGGAGCAAGATATTTCAGAGTATTCTGGCCACTCTGTTTCGTCTCTTCCTCTGTAGACTTTGCGTCCATTCCCATCACTATTTTTCTAGCCATATTATTCCCACCTATGAATTTGCATCACTCTTTAGTTTCTGCTTTACTCCGGTCACTTTCTTTTCGTACATCTCTTTACTCATAAAGGAAAATGAAACCCTACGCTCGTCTCGCACAACTGCTAGTTCCAATGGCAATGGAGACCTTTTAATTGTCTTCAGTTCTTTGTTGTCTAAAACAAATAACAGCTTCCCTTCACCAACTTCATATAGTTTCATTTTCGTATTCCTCTTCCTCAATCTTGGTCCTAACCAGCCCTCTTAGCCTATTTATAGACCTAAATGTGATCTGGATATCTTGCTGAGATTTTGCTGCTACTTTGTGGATAGAGTACCAGTCGCTTATGAAATCAACAACAACAAGATAGAATAGTAACTTAATTTTCTGCATGATTTGTTTCCTTACAATATCCGTAGTGTGCTATCAACGCTGCATCAACTAATCCATCATGTTCTTTTCTGCACCTAGGCAATACCAGTGACAACCTAGGGAATAACCTGTTTACCGCTAATCTGGATCTATCCTTTGGCTTTATATCCCCCGATATGCCAGCACACTGAACCTTCGTCCATGTGCTCGGTGTTACCAACTCATATGAAATTCCAGCGTGTGCTATCATTCCAAGCAACACCCCATACGAAACACCAAAATTAAAAGCAGAAGCAATACCCTCGTCCGGACGAGAACTAACGTGCTCCAAATATATTTTATCTATGTTGTAAACATCTCCAGCAAATTGGTCTATCAAAAGACTGAGCATGGATAAGTCAACCCGTCTAACCTTTGCGTCGTATGTCTTTGTTTTCTTACCATCCGGATTCGGCTCGTTTGCCTTTATTTTCCGTGTTTTTTTCTGAGTCACTTCAATTACTGGCATCACCCAATACTCGGTAATCTTTCCGTCAGCACAGATAACAAGTCCACCGTCGAGTCCTGGATCTATCCCCAACACATTCATCACATCACCTCAACCTTGCTGCCATCTGTTGTTTTTGTTATCTGTATTCGCCTATCTAACAGCTTCTTGGCATCGGGACTCTGCGTTATGTAGAAGATCTTTCTAAACCCATACTGCTCCATTATTGTCTGTAAAATCTCAATCAGCTTATCTATGCCACTCTTATCTAGTGCTGCTCCAACCTCGTCTAAAAACAGTGTTTCTATTTTCATGTTTGATCTGGTTGAAATAAAGCACACCCACGCTAGGTGGATTGCCACGTCGGCTCTTGCACGTTCCCCTCCGCTGGTCTGTTGGTACTTCAACCAGCGTCCATCTATACACACCCATGGATCAAAGGCATTTACCTCGGCTTGTTCCCCATCTACCTTTGCCTTAAGGCTCTTGGTCATCCTAAATTCCATATCCAATCTACCGCCAGAAAGTTGTGAAATAAATTCACGAACATAGTCTTGGATCTCTGGTATAGATTGAGAAATCAGGATGTGTGGGATGTCCTTATTTACGACATACATTGCACCCTTTATGAGTTCTTTCTTGTCTTGTAGAGCCGCAAATTCTTTTTCTAATTTCCTGTATTTATCTATGCTACGCTTGGCTTCGCTCATGTCTATTAAGCACTTCTGCTCTTCACTAGAAATCTGTTCTATATGGGTGCTTAGGTCCATCAGCCCACACTCACAAGCATCTATTTTCTTTTGTATCTCTACAATTCTGCTTTTACACTCGTACAGTTTGCTCTCATCTATCTCGCTAAGTTCTTTCTCAATTCTCTCAAACTCCGAGCGATACCCCTGCAATTTCACATCTAACTCGTCTTTTGTTTTTGTCGAGTATTCAAGCCTTTTCTGTGCTGCTTTCTTATCTACCATTCTCCTAACATACGTCTCACGCAACACTTCTACCTGTGATTTTTTTTCCAAACACTCAGAAATCTTGTTGCGTTTTTCTGCTAATGAATCTAATTTCGCCTTCGCACGTTCGTTAGCAAGCTTCTGTTTTTTCCATTCTAGCCGATATCTCGCCTTGATTTCTTCCTTCTTATCCTCAGTAATAGCCTCACAATCAAGACCTAACGGACAAACTGCATCGTTTAGCTTTGTAGTGTCGTCTCTGATAATTTTCATCTGTGCCGACGCTACTAGCTCCTCATGCTTTGCTTTGTCATACTCTTCGTCAATGCTATCCAATGTTTCGTCTGTTGCTTCGTAGGTGCTTATTTCATCCTTAAGTTTCTTTGCGTCGACCTGTATTTTTGATAGCTCCAACGTGACCGCAGATAGCTCTTTGTTGGTTTGCACTAGCACCCTATCAACTTCTTTCGACTGTATCTCACACCTAGGGATTTCGCCCTCCAGGAACGCCAATTGCTTCACCTTCTCCTCTTCTTTTTTGGTCTCAGCAATTAGTTCTTCTAGCTTGTTCTGTTCTTTGATATCTAGCTTGGTTAGAGCCTTGAGATCCTTCTGTAGTTTTTCCTGTTCAACCTTTGCTTCCTTGTGGTCCTTGGCTATCCCCTTAAGAACCTCCTCCGTGTCTAGTATTCTCTGCTCTAGTTCAGTTGGGTTTCCAATGTCGTCAAGAATTGCTGCCTTGGATTTTTCTAACGCAATGGTTTGTGCTAGGTCGTCTTTCATCAAGAGATGGTAGTCAGCCCATCTGGATATACCAATGGCCGACTTGAATATGTTGTCTTTTTCTGTTAGCGAACCTCTAGCAAAGGTGTCTATATTCGCCTGTTCAAAGTAAGCACTATTCGTAAATAGCTCGTCGTCGAATCCAAACAAATCCCGTATCTTATCTTGTGTCCGCACAATCCCGCTTTCGCGTTTTTCTGTGCGTTTATTTACTCCAGCCTTAAGTGTTCCACACACCCACTCTCGCCTGTCCGGAGACGAATACAGCTCCACTGTCTGTGCTCCGTTTTTCCTTATGCTCCTGTTCACCCTGTAGTACGAACCACCGTGAACGCACTCTATCTCAACTTCACACCCATCCGAGACCTCGTCATTTTCATTCTTATAGATCACATCCTCGTTGAGTAGGTCTTTGCTGAATTCACCTCTAGACGAACCAAACAGAGCAAATCTAACTGCACTCATAAAGGCAGTTTTTCCACTTCCGTTTCCGTCCGACTCATCTACAGTCTCATCATTCCTGCCTATGACAAGAAATATCCCATCTTCTTCTGTAAGCTCTACCTTGGCATTTTTAAAACTCAGGTAATTCTTTAGACTTATGCTTAATACATTCATTCAATATCATCCTTAAGAAACAAATACTTCATCCCATTGTGCTATTTTTTCCATAATATATAGCTTGGTTTTCTCGCTCTTTCCGTCTTCATCTTTTGCGTAGTACCGTTCAACTATGTCTTTGTCTGTTGTTGCTTTTTCTATATCTAGTTTGGTTGTAACTTCTGCCTTCTCAACCTTCCAATCTATAGGTGCGTAGTGGAACGAGTTGGCTTCACGCAACACGCTGTAGAGCATTTTCGGGTTGAACCGCTTGCGTACATGGATACGAACCTTCACAATGGCTTCGACAATACCGCCAACGTCCACAATGGACTTTAGTAGCACACGCACCACTTCGTCGCAGTCGAGGTCCCTAGCGTAGATTTCTAGCTGCACGAACCTACGTTCTGGCAGCTCTATCTTCTCAATAGAAGCCTCATTATTTAGAAACGAAACAACGTTCACATGCTTTGTTTTCTCTTCCCCAAAATCCTTTACAAACATCGAACCAGTGTAGCCGCCAACAAAGCTGGAAAACATTTCGTACTTGTGGATATGGCCTAGAGCAACATAGTCGAATCTACCAAGTACATCTTGATCCAGTGTTGGCTCGTCCACATACAGTCCACCGAACGTTGTATCAAGCGAGTAGTGGGTGACCAGTATGTTTTTCTTCTGTGGGTGTAGCTTTATTTTAGAAATGTAGGTGTTCAACCACGTTGTCAGTTCCGTGTTGTTTTTGAGTCCAACCTGATGTGGAAACATATACGGAACACAATGGAACACCACGTCGTGGAACTCGAACTTATCCGGCTTGAGGTCGGCAACGTAGGTGTCTACCAGACCTAGAGCTTTGATGAATGATATGGAAGTTGAGGTAGACTTAGAGCTGTCTACGTCGTGGTTTCCAGCCACAATAATCACAATTATCCCTAGACTTACTAGGTCTGCAACGTGAGTGCTAAATCTCTCTATTAAAAATGATTCTGGATTTCTCTCTTCGTTGATATCGCCTGCAATTACGAAATATTTGCAGTTTTTTTCCTTTGCCTTTTTGATAGCAAATCTAAAATTTTCATTTATATCTTCAAATCTTCGGTTCAATCCTGTCTCTGGGTTTACCCCACCATACGGTAGATTTTTCAACCCGCAATCTGCCAAGTGCAGAAACTTCACCATCCAATCCCCCAATCTCATTCCATTTGCACCCACATCTCAGACAGCAATACTCAAATCTGTTATCTTCCCAATAGCTGCCACCATCTTGACTAGGTACTATCTCGTCACATTTCGGACAATCTTCCATCACATCCAACTCTATAAATGGGCAGTTTTTAGACTTACCCAAGGTCCTATCTAGACTACGAAGGACTCACTTGCACAATTCAACTATGTCATCATACACATCTTTGTCTTCAAGTATCTTAACGAAACCTTTAAAACCTTGAAACTTAACATCGGTATCCTCTATAGAATACCAACTGCCTTTCTTTTTCAAGATGTTTTTCTCCAAAAGAACTGTGAACATATCCCAACCCTTTTGGATACCTTGTCCATGGATATTCAGCCCGATGTATTCCTTGAAAGGTGGAGCCAACTTATTTTTCACAATCTTAACTCTAAAATTGTTTCCAATAGTTTTATCTCCCTCTTTGTACTGACCTACATTCCTAATATCCATTCGCATAGAGGCATAGAACTTGAGTGCGTTTCCTCCGCTAGTTGTTTCGGGTGTCCCGTACATGACACCAATTTTCATCCTGATCTGGTTAATGAAAATGACAGTAGCGTTACTTCCCTTCAGGTGTTGCGTTATCTGTCTGCAAGCTGCCGACATAAGTCTAGCTCGCAGTCCCATGCCTCCACCCTTTGCTTTCACTTTCTTTCCCGTCTCCGGATCAACCACCTCAGCACCTTCATCAAACTCTCCATCTAACTCTTTCTTTGGCACTAGGGAATCTACCGAGTCCAAAACAATTACAAGAGGCTTAGATGGTTCTGCTTTCTGTATGGTCAACAAACTCACTACAATGTCAATAGCCTGCTCACCGTAGTCCGGCTGGCTCAACAGTAGCTCGTCCATATTCACGCCAATACCTGTCCTAGCATACTCAACGTCAATGGCGTTCTCAACGTCTACAAACGCAGCAGAACCTCCAGCATCTTGCACAGCTTTTATCATGTGAAGTGCTAGAGTTGTTTTGCCGCTAGACTCTGGTCCGTAAATTTCCAGAATTCTATTCTTGGGAATTCCCAGAATTCCCATGGCCTTTTCTAGACCATGGAAACCTGTTGAACACAAAATCTTGTCGGCTAGGCATTCGGGTACATCTCCAATCTTCATTATAGAGCCTTCCCCATGTCTTTTAAGGATAAAATCCTTTGCTTTACCAACATCCATTTTGCTCTTCCTTAGAATGGGATTTCGTCAGAACCTGCCTCGTCCTCATAACCTTCAAATTCACATTTGCAGTATGGACAAGATTTAGAAGTAACAGGGATCAACTTATCGCAGCTAGGGCAATTGTCTTTCTCCTCTTCTGGTTCCTTCTTAGCCTTTACCTTTACCTTTGATTCTTTCTTTGGAGCTGGTTTCTCAACAACTTCTTCCTCAATTCCAAATGGATCTTCATCTACAATTTCAGCCTCAACAGGTTTCTTTTTCTGTACTGGCTTCTTTGGTTGTGTAATCTCCACTTCGTCGTCTGATCCACCAAAGGCTTCCTCACCGTCGTCGCTAACTACATCTACCTCGTCACCACCAAACACATCCTCCTCTACTGGAGCTGGTTTCTTTGGTGTTGGCTTTCTTGTAGCTGCTTTCTTTGGAGCTGGTTTCTTTTGCTCCGCAACAACAACTTCTTCCTCGTCCTCATCTACTTCCACTGGAGCTGGTTTCTTTTGAGCAATTTTTGGTTTACTAACTGGAGCTGGAACATCTTCCTCGTTATCGAAAAGATCCTCGTCCTCGTCAACCTCAACAGTTGCTTTCTTTGCCGCTTTCTTAACTCCACTTGTCAGCCACATCGAAACGTCTTTTTCACTTGTCGGTGCAGTAATGGCATCTAGGTCGTAGCGTTTATATTTCAGCTCTGCCGCTGTCAGTGGTTTGTTGTCGCCTTTTTCCTTATCATACGACGTATCCATTCCTTTGCCTTCTCGCATTAGATTAACGTCGAATGGGAACCAGTCGTGACCTTTCTGGAAGTGCTCTTTCAGCTCGTTTTTGTATCTACCAAACAGCCGAACAATTACTTCGTAGATCCCACGTTTACTAGCCGAGATACCAAACTCGTAGTCGCTCTTACATAGAATTGAAAGATGGTTTTCCTTTGCGTTGGTGTTGCTGTCCCTATCAATAACCTGTAGGGCAATCATACGCTTTGGACCCCAACTTTGCTTGAAGCCTACGTTTGGATTAACACGCTGACCAGCAACAATTTCTGCCATTTGAATTTGGTCTGTCGAGTAGTCGTCAGACTCGCCTTTTTCCACAGCCTTGATGATAGACCACGCTTCCCGGTACTTCTTACAAACTGGACACTCGCCAACCCCATCCTCGTCTTTGACGCAAATGGAAGTTACCTTTGATTTGTCGGCAGCGTCAAACTTATGGATATAGAAGACCTTGCCTTTTCCCACAATCCTATAAACATTGTCGCCATCTTTTAGCGTCTTTTTCAGCACATCTTTACCGATAAAAGAGCCACCACCCTTGAACTGTTCTGCATTCGTAAATTGATCTAACATGTTACTCATTCTTGCTCCTTCACTTGTTTATTTTGCTCTTTAGCTTCTTAATCTTGGTTCCAATTGTCTTCTCGACGTCTGCAACCAAAAGTTCTTCTAGCATCTTGGTTTCATTTATTCTTTGCTTCATTTGTTCTTCAGTTTCACCCTCGATATAATCAATAGATTTTGATATAGAAAAATCAACCTTTTCAGGGTGATAGTCATTTAATCCACCTACGATAATACCCTTGTATGAAAGGGTGAAATTCAATCTTGGCCTCTGTTCTAACATATCAACCTCCCAATTGTCTCTTAATTAATTCCGCTTCCGTCACAATATTTTTGCTGAGTGATTGGAGAGAATTAATTGCATTCGCCCACACCTTAACCATGCCTTTCGCCATGTTTGCTTTGGTCTGGTATTCCATAACTTTGTTCTGTCTTCCGTCTAAACCTTCATACTTAAGAATCTCAGCAATCTCCGCTTCGCTCTTACCATCTAGGTTCAACTTCTTGTGCATCTCCCGTTTTTCAACAGCACACAACTGAACAACCTTTGCCTCGATAGCGTTAATTGTTGTCTTGCCAGCCATTGCATCCGACGCATCCATGTACTTCATTTTGTACCATGTATTGAAGTCGCGTTCCTCTTTTAGAAACTTCTCATTCAGAACTTCGGCCTCTACAATTATCCAAGAAAAATATCTTGGATACTGTGCAAGTATGCGACTGATGTCGTTCATATCAAACTGTGATTGTTCGTTCATCACAATCCTAGTTTCCTCAACAATCCTCTTGTGCATCTCAACACCAAATCTATGAGAATCCATCACATCAATTAACTTCGTAAAATCTCCGTTATCGAACGCCAATTCTGGCTCGACAAAATCACATCCATTAGACACGCCTTGCGTCTTTTTAAATCCCATACTTAATCTCCTAGAATAGTTGATTGTGTTCATTTCGTTTAATCACAAACCTAGATACCTTTGGTTTCAAAATAAATCTACCCCTCTTCACCTCACTTTCTTTACTCTCTAATGGTTTTATTTTTTTCGCCTTTGGTTCTTTGGTCACCCTAGGCGTCCTCTTCTTTTTCTCTTCACCAAACACACCCCAATCAAAGCTAGGGAAGCATACCGCCAACACCCTGATGATTGGAACGGATAGCCGCTCCCAATAGTAGTCCCTATCAAACTCGCCGCTGTAGTCGTCAACGTGTACCACACCCTTTCCAGTTTTATCGGTGATTATATATGGTATCTGCATACCAACGTAGAACTCCCGCTTCTCCTCTATCAGTTGCTTGGCAACTCTAGCGTGTGGCTGTAGGGTTTTCAGTTGGTCTGGGTGTTTGCTTATCGACGTCTTTTGCACAATGTCGTCAACGTGTGGTTGTGTGGTGTAGAACGTGTGCTTCAGCTTCTCCACTTTGTCAATATAGTACGACACCGGATATTCCTTTTTCAGCAGCTCGTACAGAAGCGTTTCCTGTTCACGCTTGGCAATGGCAATTGTTGATTTTTTCACACAGTCCAAACCCTTGATATCCGGCTTGTCTTTGCCTTCTTTTATTCCAGCATAGTTTTTCATTGCAATGGAAATAAATCTATTAAATTTCTTTTCATATTGCAGCTCAATAATAGAGTTATCCACACTGAACTCATTCTTAATAATTTCACGCAATTCCTCGGTCACCAGACCACACAGTTCCGTTGGGTCTGTACTTATCCCACTAACGAAAACAGAGTCGGTATCTCCGTATATAACCTTCAACCCGCTAGAGTCAATTATTTCTCTGGTCTTCTTTATAAGAAAGCGTCCAGCCGCTGTTACACTTCCCGCAACGTCGAAGTCGAAATAGCGACTACCACGCTGACCTAGAGCACCGTAGAGGGAGTTGGTCAGTTCCTTGGCTACTTGCTGCATAACGTCATATTTTTTGTATTCCTGTGAACCTTCCTTGTGGCTCACCATTACCTTTCTGTATTCCTTTCGTGCGTTCATTAGCTGCTCTACTAGCGTGGGAAATATTGCCTCCCTATTTTTGTAGAAGAATATATCATTTGCCGAGACAATTAAATCCTCCCTAGTTCGCCTGTCTTTTCTCACGTTTTCCGGACTTATATTCCAGCTCCAAATAATGGTTGGATACAAACTTTTGAAGTCGAATACATGGATGTCTTTATAGATTCCAGGAACTGGATCTATAACGTATGCTCCCTCAAACTTCACACCTTCAGTGTCATCCCAGTAAACAGTTGGATAGTACACTTGGCGGTCCTTGGCTAGACGCAGAATAAAAATATCGAGCATACGAGCAACACTGATACCAGACATGTTGGACGTTGGTCGAAAGATGGTTGGAAAGCACCCTGTCCAACCACACATCGCCACCATCAGTTTGGATACACCCAACACCTCGTCAAGATCTTTTAAAAGTGTGCAGTCCATCAAGTTGTATTGCTTCAGCTTGCCTCGGTTGTGCTTGAACAGCTCGATAATCTTTTCTTCGTGTTTCACCTTGCCTCTACCTAGAAAGTGTTGAGACACGTTCTCCAGTGAGAAGCTTCGTATGTCGCTGAATTTACCATAGGACCCGATGATTCTACGCATCATGTCTATGTGTCCAGCTCTCCATGGTTTGTAGCTTGGCGACCAAAAACATTTATATAACTTTGCTCGCGTTTCTATGTATGGAGCATCGAAGTTGTAGCAGTTGTATCCCATGTAGATGTCGTAACCCTTACTCAGTAACATCCACCACTTTATAAGCTCTTCCTCGTCAGAAGATGCCTTGAAAAACTCGTTACCGTCACTATCCACAGCACCTATCGACAATATTGCATTTTTTTCCATATCTATTTGCACCGTACTGTCGTCAGTTTCAATGTCGTAGTACAGTATCTTTACATCGGTATCCACTTTCATGTGGTTGTCAATCATGTAGCGTTCCGACAACGAAATATCTGCCTCATAGGTTTTCACCCTATTTTGTAGCTTCTGCTTGATAATATAGGCAGGATCTCCGTCCTTATCCTTCGACCATTGCGTTGTGCTGAAATTCTTGCAGTAGATACGCAAGAACTCTCCCGACACCTCTGTCTCTGTTATAAGTCTGTCTAGGTTGGCCTCTGACAAGACCTCAATCATTTTGTTGTATTCAGTTTTCTTAACGTAGAAATACCACTTAAATCCCCTGATGGTTCTTCTGCATCGCATACCAGTAAACTTGTCTCGGTATATGGCAATTACAATTTCACCAACGGCATAGATATCTAAATATTTGTCGTGTACGTCTCGATACGTTCCATCCACCATCGACCTAGCCTGTTGCTCACTAAAATCAGCTATGTCCATCAGTGCAGACTTGTCTATAATAAGCTCTTCACTTTCGTAAATTGTCTTTCTACTTATAATTTCAAACTCTAGTATGTCGTACCAACCATATACCGTTCCACGCTTCCGTGTTTTAAAAATAAATAGCGTTGGTTCTGTGAACCCTTTGCGGATAAACCGGAGGGGAATTACAGTTCCACCCTCTCGCTCCAACAACACCACGTTGAAAAACATTCCCTTCCACTCGTGTGTTGTAATTCTGTTTGTCTTATCCTTTGCAATCACATCATCTACAATTTTTTTAATACTCATTTGTTTCACCTAAATATGTATAGATTGGTGTTCTTGTCTATCTTTTTCCTGTCCATATACTTCTCAGCCTTAACCTTATAAATTGCCATTGCAACGTCTGCCACTTTCTCAAAGTTTGTTGTCCGCAAGTATGCAGCCGCAAGCCCGAGCTTGCATTTCAGTCTTTTCTCCTCAGATATGGCAACGCACCCTCTGTATTTTGGATTGCTGTCGAAAATAAACTCGACAAATTTCTTTCTCTTCCTGAGACTAAACAGGTAACAACTCAACTCCATATCCTCTACTCTATAAAACACACACTTCTCAGCTTTGCGTAGCATAACAACATTTACCAAAGAAGCCTTGATAATATTGATTGCTGTTTCTAGGTAATCTATATTTTTTTTACTCTTCGTTATTTCATCAGAAAAACGCTTAATTAGTAGGTCAGTTTGTATTTTAGAAACGTCTGTTTGGTCGGATATAGAAAACTCCAACCCGCATCCTGTACACACGTTCCCATTCTTCTCAATACGGGATACAACCTTGTCGCATCTAGGACAGCTATATAACATCGTCTTTCTTTCTTCTTAGTATTGTTTGCGGCTTCTCCTCTTCCTTCTTGTCCTCCTTTTTCGTTAACCCTTTCAGCTCCGAGAACTTATCAAGGTGTACCTGTATTATTTCTAATACGGCTTCCATTCCACCACGCTCGTACACATTCACAATGTGATTCGATGCAGCTGAGATAAGAAATCCACGGCTCATTCTCGTGTATCCCAAGCGTCTTAAAGATAGGGCAATCTCCTCAAGGCGAACAATAGACGAGAAGTCTAAATTAAGCGTAAACTTCGACAAATTTTCTTGGTCATAAAATGAATTACTCAAACCAGTATCCTTTCTAAATCTGCGTTAATCAGACTCTCACACTCAAATTTTCTTAAAAAACAATTCAAGAAGTTTGCGTTTCCGCTGTGCTCCTCAACCACATATTCTAGGTCCCGCTTCAGTTCTACCAAGTCTAGGTTCTTTTGCAGCTTGGCTCTAAACTGTTGGTCGTCTCTTATCCTCATTGCCGACGCACCAAACAGCCCATCCACCTCTTGCATAAATCCATCCACAGTACCGTCGCACTCCCCTATTGCTGGTATTAAATCAGCTTTCTTTAGCCTAGGTATTGGTGGTTTCACGTTGTCGCCGCTGTCGCCAAACAGTGCTTTCCATAGTGCTACTTTTATGAATTGGTCTAGCCCGAACTTTCTATGCAGGTCGTCCGACGTTATGAAAGCATTGTCTAGTGGGTTGTATTGTCGCACACCACGCTCTCTGTCTATCAGTTGGTATAGGTCGGCATCCGACGAAACAATTGTAATAGACTCACTTTGATTTTTGGAAATGTACGAAGCAATCACGTCATCCGCTTCCTCGTCCTCGTTATAAATGCAAGTACACTTTAGATACCTCACCATCTTACGGATGTCTGGTGTTGGGTTGAACTCCCCGTCTGCTCTTGCTCTATTTGCCTTGTACGTTGGGTCTAACTCCAACTTTCGGCGTGGTTTGCTGTCTAGGGCGAACACCAACTCGTAGTCGTGCGTGTTCTTTCTCAGTGCCAATAGGTTTCTTATGGTGCCAAAAACATGACCACTCGGCATCCCTGTTTTTGTCTTCAAGCGAACCCCATACATGTTCCTGTAGGCCATGTTAGAAAGGTCAATCAGGTACGTTGTTTTATCTTGCATCTATCCTCCCACATATCTCATTTTTTATTTTAAATCCCTTGAAAATATAGTCCTGCATCCGTGTTGTGCAATGTACTAGCTTTCTAATCTCATCTAGTGGCGTCTCGTCAATGTCTCCGTTGGTTGGTTGCATAATTCTCACTTCGTTTGTGTGCATCACCTTTTTCCAGTTATCTATCATTTTCCTTCCACCCTGATCTGGGTCTGGAACAATGGTAAACACACCTTCGAAGTGATCTTGGATGAAACGTATCTTTGCGTTGGGTAACACAATGCTCAACAAAGCGTAGGCATTGAGTCCAGCCTCACGCATCCGTACTGCATCAAATATTCCTTCTGTAAAGTATGGGTCTACAGGATTGTAGCCATCGAAAATTCCCCAGATGCTCATGGAAAGAGGGACGTCCTTCCTATACTTAATCTTAGTGATTTGATCACCGAGTACAAACCTTTCACCAACATTAATGAGGTTATCATGGTAAATGATAGGCATAGTAATGGAACCCATAGCATTGTTATAACCAATAAAATAAGACTCGAATAGAGGGATGCTAAAACGCCTCCGTGTAACGAATTCCTGGATCTCACTTCTCGCATTTTCCCAGTCCCTTCTATATTGGTTACTCAATCTAACTTCTGGTATGTCCTTAAGTTTGTAGCGTACTTTGAATGAATTCGATACGGAGTTCATTGCCATTCCAGCATGTTTCTGTATCAGCTTTGTTGCCTCACCCCTATCTATGTCCCTATTGTACGAAACAAGGTCAATAATACTGCCTCTAGCACCACACCCGAAACAATGGTAGACGAGTGTTTTTTTGTGGAAGTAACAGCTAGGGTGTCTGTCGACGTGTGTCGGGTCTGGACACTCGATAATGTAGTTGTCGCCCGACACGCCTATGTACCTTACACGAAGGTCTGTAAACAGAAACCTCTGTATATCTATATTCTCGCTGACCGTTTCAAAGTCCATACTTTTTTCCTTAAATTCCGCACTATCCCATTCAGGTAATCAAACTGTGCTCTAGACAGGGTTTTCCTTTGCCTCCAAAACTTTTCCATCTCTGTTATTACAGTTGTCTCCTTTGGGTTGGCAAAGCCTATCAGTTCAAATGCAGTTATAAAACTTTCTGCAATCTCTTTCTTGGTAATCACATCTTCTTTAATTATAAATCCCATCAAATTGCTCCATCAGAACTCGTAAGAATTGGTTCAGCAATAGTTGTTGTTGCTGGCCAGAAATCCAACGTCACCTTTACGTTCGACGTTCCCTGCCTTTGCTTTGCAATTATAATTTCAACATCCTCACTCTTCTCAATACCGCATTCTCCATCACCCTCCTCCTCTGGACTGTCATAGTAACTTGGCCTATATAGAAAAAAGACGTTGTCGGCACGTTCCTCGTATCCTCCAGCGTCTTTCAACTCACTTAACTTTGGTCGTTTGTTTTTGCGTTTTTCCGCACTACGACCAATCTGCACAACTAGGATCTGGTGGATATCGAAGTCTCGGCCGAACCCCTGTATTATTTTCAAACTTTCGTTTAAAATGTCAGCCGTACTCCTGTTACCACTATATTTAAAGCGTATTTTGTCGAACAGGTCGTAGGCTACAATCTTTACACCATAGCGTTCCTTCAGTATGCGAATGTCCCGCTTTATTCCTTCCATGCTTTGTGTACTCGCCGTATAGAAGTAGATTGGCAGTTTGCTGATTTCGTCCTTTGCTTTCTGCTCTTGCATCCTCTCCATTGGAGTCATCTTGTCTCTATTGCGTATCAGTTTCGTTATCGGTATGTTTGCTCTAATTGCAACAAATCTGTCGTACATACTTATGCAGTCCATCTCAAAGTTGAATACCGCAACGGGAATACCCAACAACCCAAGACGCAAGAGCATATTTGCAACCAACGCAGACTTACCCATAGCGGGACGTCCAGCCACAATTGTCATTTTTGTTGCACCTAGTCCGTCTGTAAGAAACCTATCTAGCTTGCCATAGCCTGTCGTGCCGAAGGAGCTGCCAGTTTCCCTAGATGCGTTCTCCTTGGTGTGGATCTCGTCTACGTCCACCATAGGAATAAACTTGAAGTCTCCGTCTGTCCTGCCATCCTCCAGCATCGACATCATTTTATTTATTTTTTCTATAATATTTTCAGTGGTCGTGCTGCTATTAAGCATCGACCTAGTAAGCTCTGGTAGTAGGTTCATCGACAAGGTTTCTTTTATCTTGTCGTCCTTCAGCTTGGATACATGGAACCTATAGTTTTCTTCGGCAACGCTGTCGCCAAACACAGCCACAAGTTCTGTTACATAGTCGAGTCGTAGTGTGTCGCCGCCTCTAAATCTTTTCTTTACAACATCTATCGAGTCTGGTGTCACCTTTACTTTGCTATGATAAAGATACTGGCAACACTCGAACAAGGCTCGGTGGTTGGTGTACAGAAACGTGTTGCCATCCACCTCATTTAAAAGCACCTCAAGCACTCGGCCATCATTAATTGCGTGTCCTAAAATAAACTGCTCATTGTTGCTGTCGATAGGAATAATTCGCTTAACTTCCTTGTCGTCACTAACAGTGTTTTCAACGTGTTTTTCCTGTTTCTTTTCCCTAACTGTAAATCCCATACAACATCCTTATAGTCCTAGAGATTCTTCTTTTCTTTTTCTAACATCGGCACCACAATTTCCCTGAAACTTGAACCCGACAACTGTATAGGCTAGGTTGTCTACAAATCTTTGCTTATGCAATAGCGAACGTAGCGAACTGTTCGACGTCAATATAAAGGACTTCCCATTGTGCTTTCTTTGCTGAAAGAAGTCGTTCAAAATAATCTTTATTGTTCCGCTCACCCTAGCGTCATCTAAATCCACAACCCTATGAAAGTTATCCACAACAACAAAATCCACATCCATCAAACTGTCTAGTGTAAACTCGTTATCAACCCCAAATCTTGTCTTATCCATGGCAAGTGTTACCAGCTCGTCTGCTGTTACAAAAACACCTGTATAGCCATGTTCTAGTATCAATTTCTTTAAAAGTATTGTTGCAAGCATGGTCTTTCCACACGACACCCCTCCGTAGATCAGAAGGTCAATTGCCTCGTGCAACACTATCTTGTGGTTGTCGCTTGCCTTAACTAGCCTTCTAAAATTTTCTTTGTTTGGGTCCCAACAACTCTCGTCCCCAATTTCAGATTTGTAGTCGGCTAGCTCGTAGCATAGATATGTTTTTGGTATTCTAGCTCGCTTCAGTGTTGCCACTCGTTTCTTGTAGTCAACACACTGGCATTGTTTTTCACGCAATCCTAGACAAGGATCCTCGTAGGAAACCCTTCTGGTATTGTTGCAACGTGTGCAGTCTTGCAGGTTGTACATCTCGTCAGCAGTCTTCATCTTCCATCACTCCAATGCAGTAGTCTAACTCGGAAGCACTCACCTCACTTTCAGTGTGGTCGTACATTCCATGGGTTGTTCTCATCTCCTCACCTAGGTCAATTGATTTTCTTTTAGAAGACAGCAGATAAGAGCTAAATCTCCTAACGTTCACAGCCGTATCGTCGTGGTTGTATTTCGCCATAGTTTCAACATAGGTGTAATACGCATCGACAACTGTTTCTGAGTCGCTTGTCGACAAAATTATTAGAAATCTTTTTGCTTTATAAGAGGATAAATTCAGTTTTAAAATCTTTAAGAAAGCATACCAATCTTCAGAAGCAATTTTTGTTTTAATAGAAATATCTTCAACCAGTTTCAAGCAAATTGCTTTGCATGTTGCTTGGCTTGAAATTGTTTTTGTAGCCATCGAAAAACCTCCAAAACAGGAACGTGGTTATCCAAGCACTAGGGAACCAATACCCACGCACCCTAGCCAGTTTACGGACGTCCTAGGGTGCGTTTTGTGCTTTGTAGAAAGTGTATGCCGAAAGGTATGTTTTTGCCCTAGGTTGTGGATCAACGCACACGCGAGCGGTCTATTCGACGAGGATATTTGGACACTGGCTGGAATATTTTGTGGATCATATATATCTACACAGTTCACACTACTGCTACGCAGTAGTATGAACGTAGATATGTAGGACCGTGGATAATCAGACAGGGTGCGTAAATGTCCTTGTAGGATTGTTCTAAACTTGTTATTTAGACAAAAGGATGCACCGTAGATGGACCTAGAAAAAGTCATAAACTACCTTCCGAGAGTTGATTTTTTTAAAAACATCTTTTTGTGAAAGATGTTGTGGTTTACCTGCTAAAAAGCTCCTTAGTGTTGGGGTCTCCGTCGTTTACCACAGTAAATGATTGAGACTCCAACCAAGAGGTTAATCTACTAAACGAATACTTGAACGTTGGCACTTCACGAAGCACCTCACGAAAATTATTATCTACCTCTGTTCTACAGACATTGTCTTTGTAGAACCAAACTCTACAGAATTCCTTACCCTCGTAAGGTCTTCTGCCTCTACCTATCATTTGCTTCACTAGCGAAATGTTGCTTGTCCAAAAGCATATATGAACTGAGTCTATAATTGGTATGTCTAAGCCTTCTGCGGCAATTGCCTTGTTCGCTACCAGTACCTCTAATTGTCCAGTCTTCATTTTGCTTTTAATCTTGCTTCTTGTATTAGCGTCAACAGCACCTGAAATCAATTCAACTTTTATTTGTTCTTGTTTTAATAGGGAATATAGTATTTTTCCGTGGGCAACACGCTCGATAAGAACAAGTACAGTTCTTCCGTCATCTATATCCTCTTTTATTTTTTCAACTATAATTTCATTTCTTGTTTTGTCTTTTGCTATCACTGTTCCCAGTACAGCTATGATCTCATTCATTTTTGTGTAATTGTAATTTCTTTTTGTCTCAACTATCTTGCACTTGCACGTCAGAGAACGTCCCATCATTTCAAGGTCGCTATCCGTTATCTCGTAGATTACATTGCCTAGATAATTGTGGATTACGAAGTCTTTCTTGTCTTTACGTTTGGGTGTAGCTGTTAAGCCAATGGCATACTTTGCTCGAATGTTTCGCATACACTTGATGTAAGATTCGGCACCGAAGTGGTGAGACTCGTCTCCTATGAAAATTTCAAACTTGGATTGTATCTCGCTCCATTCTTTTGGAGATGACTTCACTAGTGTTTGGATCATTGCTATGGTTATGTTGCCTAGGGTTTTCGTGCCGCCACCAATCTTTCCTATTTTCCCCGGAAAATTAAGGTGCTCACGCACCATGTCTTCCCACTGTTTGAATAGTTCTAGCGTGTGGACAACTATGATAGTTGGCTTGCGTAGCCTTGCAATGAACGCACATCCTATAACACTTTTTCCGGCACCGCAGTTGTGACAGACTATTCCATTGGCTACAAAGTTCCTGTATGGTTCTTCGCAAACAATGTCATAGACGTCTTGCATGCCGATATATTCTATGTTGATACATTCAGAATACTCTGGGATTCCTTGACTGAAATTATATTTTGTATGCCTAGAGTGAAGTCTTGCGTGATCTTCAGCAGGAAGCAATTCAAGGTTAGATACGCTGTTATTTTTGTGGTTGTGGTCTATATGGTGAACGTGGTGTTCGCTTGGATTTATAAACCATAGCAGCTTAGATGCTGTTTTATTATTTCTTACAATGTCTAGATACTGTTCGAGCGATAGGTTGTTTGCGTGTGCCTCGTATATGGCTCTGTGGAGTTCTATAAGCTTCGTATATCTCGAAGTACCTTCACCTTGCTCTCTAGCGTACGGATGGTATCTAAGACCACCGATACGCTGGTCACCTATTTTTATTTTCTTCTTGCTCGATGGTCTTGGGTTCAATGTATCGCACATTACATACATACCAAGGCAATCACCAAGCTCAGTCCAACCACTGTCTGTCATTATCTTGTGGTTGGCTGTTCCTGTAACGTGTCTACCATTGGTTAAAGTCATTTTGTAAACTTCTCTGTACCCACTGTAAATCACGTCTTTAATTGGATGCTTAACTATGGCCTCGCCATTGAATGATCTAACGTATGTTTTTATTTCTCTGTTCCAGTTTTTTCCCATAAGATCAGAGCCATCTGAGTGTAAACTGTCGTACATCTTTTTGAGAGTATATTGCTTGCCATTTCCACCTCTGTTCACATTGATAACAGTGGAACCAACCAAGCAAGGTGCTACGACCATGCCTTGCTGGAACTTAATCATTTTATTTATGGCTTCTTCTTGATACCAGAAAGGCGTCAGCTCTTCGCTTATCTCAATATCCATTTCATCAACAACTGTTCTGTTATCCTCGTAACTGACCTGCACACCATGTTTCTTGCATACCTCGTTGACTGTTCGCCACGCACCCCTAGGCACAATAACGACACCGTCGTCAATCTCGTACATTCTTATTCTTGGTGGAATCTTTTCTGTTGGATAACCCATACGCTTCATCTTTAAGAAGTCTGGATTTGGCTTGTCCAGAAGCGACTTTATCTCATTTGTGATTTCTGTATTGGTTGAACGTAGAAATAGCTGTTCTCTGATCTCAATAAACATTCATAATCCTAAAACGTATTTTCGCTTGTGCGGAAAAGTGTATTACTGTATGTTATGGCAATGTACACTATTAAGTAATATAGGGCAAGGCTTTTTTAAAAAAAGCACACCTACAAAGTGGCATAGTAGCCAAAATATAGGTGTGCAGTCTCGGAGATCAAAGACCGAAATACAGCTTATCGTTTAAAGAGGTTAACCAGTCGTGTGACGAGGTCGTACAGCTCTATGGCGACAGCAACAACACATTCTAATGTACGCTCGATGTCCTCTATTGGTCCATTGAAACCATCACGGAAAATTTGAGCTAGCTCGTCCTTTTCCTCTTCTGATAGATCACTGAGTTCGAGACATACTTTCCCGTAGTTTACCTGAACAATTGTTTGAGCTGCTCGGAGGATGGTCCATAGTTGTGGTAAGTCTCGTATGCCAACCTTTCCATCTTCCATAATCTCCCAAGTTGTGCCTCCAAGTTTGGCGATAAAGCCAACTAGAACCTTGAGCTCGTCGACGCTCATTTTTTCTACTGCACTCATATTATCTCCCTCCCGTTTTAGATAGGCTTTCTAGAGACTTAATAATTGTCTCCATCACATACGTTGTCCGTTCCTGACTGTGAGTTATCTTCTCCATCTTGTCCAGCATGATTCGCTGCAGATCAGCCCACGACCTAGGGATGTAGAACAAAGGCATACCGTCGTTGTCTCTTGCAGAAACAAGCGAGTGTATTTCCTTTAATTGCTCTTGCTCAACCCTTGTTAATTTTGATTTCTCGCTCGATATTTTTTCTATTAAAAATTCTATAACTTTTAATAGAGTCACAATTATAATTACAATTGTGACTGTTATCAGAGACTGACCATTCAGTAGGCTATCCATGTTTGTTTCCTCAGAAGTTAGCCAGCCTTTGATTTCTTGACTCCAACAGATGCCTTGAACCAACACTTTGGTCGGTACCCGAACCATCTGTTTGATGGACACGAACTAGCGAAGGCTTGCTGCTCCGTTCTTGGGATTGCTCCATGCCTCCATGTCCCTGTGCAAAGTGAGCCTTGCATGTAGGTGTCGAGGCGACATTGAGCCTGTGGATGCGAGTCAGACGTTTTCGCTACGATGCGTCTGTCTGGTGTCTCGTAATTCACAGTTCCACCTCCAAGTCTTGCAAGTAGATTACCCAGAGATTTTCCAGCAACCATTGATCTGTAGCAAAGATTCCTGTCACCCTCGCCCGACCATACCTTGTCGCAAAGACTCTTTGGATATGGTGGAACAATGGCTGCAAATTCAGCATTTTCCGCTGCTTTTCCGTTCCAGAGAAGCCGACCACATGCAAGCGTTGAAAAATAGTCGCTATTCCCCTCGTTAGAAGCCCACGCTCCTTGGTAGAAGGGAAATCCTGCTAGATGGTGTGCAACCTCATGGCATACTACGAGCGACAGCCCGTCGTAAGTTATTTCTGGTCGACGAGCAAGTCCACCATAGATAACCACCTTGCGAACGTTTCCTTCGACGTTTGCATAGGCGTTCACTTCCGAGTTATCCCATTCACCTGTAATTTCAAGTCTCATTCCAGTTTGCTGTGAGATCCACCCAAACTGTCCTTGGACTTCATTTAAGATGTCGTAGAACTCGTTTTCCTGCATGTTAGATAGGAACATTGTGTCCTCTTTGTAGAGGTCGTTTTCTTCCATGAACGTGGTTTTCGCCAATCCAATTGACGAGCCACACCCGACCAGCACTAGCACTAGGGTTGTTATCCACTTGAACATACTCTTCTCCTTCTTGGTGAAAGTAGTGTCATGAGTAATTTTACCATCCATATGGGATAGGAATTCAATATTTATCTTTTTAGAGTTTTGGCTACTATGCGAATTGGAGAATTAACTTCCCTAGGAACACCATGTTCCATCCGCATATCTTCCCCTGTCTTACCGCTTCCGTGTAATCTTCTCTCTCCCACAACCAATAGTTCTGTGGGCGAAAGGTCATTGGGTTCGGTAGCATTGCCAAGAAAACTTCCATGTCTTCTTTCGATGCACCTTCTTGGTGAAGGATTTTATAGAATAGATTTTCTGGTAAACGTGCGTAGCACATTTTTGTCACTTTTTT